GCGATGGCCAGCACGAGCGACCGCACGGCGGGCTTGGCGATCACCCACAGCGGCCAGGCCAGCGTCGGCACCGCCTTATCGGCCAGGGCGTCGAAGAGTTGGCCGACCGCGTCCAGCACGGCCGCCTTCTTCTGCGCGCCGGTCATCGTGACCACGCCGTCGTAGGCTTCGGTCAGCAGCCGCAGCAGGGCGACCATCAACTCACCGAACTCCCGCCAGGTCAGCCCGTCGGCGGCCGCGACCTTGGCCGTCTCGATGAATGCCGCCGCCTTGCCGAATGCGGAGGTCGAACCATTGGCGGCCACGGTCAGCGGTGCATCGGAGATCATTGGATCTTTCCCTCTTCGTAGAGCTGCTTGGCTTGGGCGACGGTGCAGAACGGGACGATGGCCTGCGATGGATCACCGGCCCCGGCGAGCTCGAGGGCCAGCCGCTGCCAGAACGTCAACGGTTCGGCCCGGCGGCTGGTGATCGCCCCGACGCCGACCCGTGACGAGGTCGGAACGTGAACGTGGTTTGCCGACTCGCCAGCCCGGGCGATGGCCTCGCGACCGCGGGCCGTGTGCCGAAACTGCGAATCCTCTCGGGTTCTCACGGCCGCGTTCCTTCTCCCGCTATTGTACGGGCGTCCAGTTGTGCCACGGGCCGCGGAGCGGCCACGGAGCGGTCGGTCCTTGGGGTCAGCTGGCCGGGAAGGGGAGGGCCAGTTCGACCAGCATCCGCGTCTGCTCAAGTGTGCCGCGGTTGTCGATCACGCGGTCGATCAGGTGGGGCGAGATGCCGGCTTCGCTGCTGTGGGTGTGGTGCGTCTCTTGCTCACGCTCCACCAGCCACACCTCGCCGCCCTGGTTGCGGATCCACTCGGCCTCGTTGTCGAACCGCACGTCCGAAAACACGATCGTGCCGCCGTAGGTTTCGATCCGCCGTTTCGCGAGCCGCAGCCAGATGTCTTGTGCCACCATGCCGCGGCCCCACTCGGTGCCGAGCGTCTGCATCAACTCCCGCGGACTCTTGCCGAGCCAGACCAGCGGTGTCTCTTTGTTCACGCGATTACGGAGCATGTCTTCTGGCACGCCCAGCATGGCGGCCAGCCCTTCGTAGAGCGGGTCCGCAAACCCGAACACGGACGAGTTGGGGATCATCTCGGCCACGGTGTTCTTGCCGGCCCCGGCCCGGCCGGCGATGCCGATGATCCGGCGGGCCGGCTTGGCCTCCACCGGCTCCTGGATGCGTGCCATCATCTCCTCGCGGCGGGCCTTGATCCCGGCCCACGCCGCCTCGAGCTGCTCGGGGCTCATGCTCCCGCCGATCCGCTCGATCTTGAACTCGGCCGGTGCCGTCTCGGTCGCCGGCTTGATGTCGACGCCTTTGATCTGCTCCAGGAACTCCGCCGGCAGGTCGGCCAGCACGACAGGCTCCGCCTCCGCCGTGGCCCGCTGGGCCTGCTCCATCGTCCGGGCCTTGGCCACGAACGGGCTCCCCTCGCACGCCGTGCAGCCCACCTCCGGCTCCCGCCACACGTCCGCGAGCACCGCCGCGGCGGCGGCCTGGGCCGGCTGGCAGCCGGCGAGCGGATGCGGCTTGTAGCCGTCCAGCTTCGGATCGTCGGCCGGCGTGGCCGCCATGCGGGCCGCCACGGCCTCGCGGATGATGCGGTTGGATTCTTCAAAGCTCATATGACCCTCGCCCATTTCCTTGCTCCGCTGTTGTGCTGAATAAGCCCAAGCCTCTCCCTCGCCTCTGCAATGTCTTTGAGCGTCCAGACGAAACGCCGCTGGCAAACAGGCACCTTGTCTCGCTTTGCGATATTCAGCGAAGCCCACAAAGGCCGAAGGTTTGTGAAATGAAAAGCGACAGCCTGCTGGCCATCGTCTGAAAGATCAAAAGCGTTGCATGGAATTATGTGGTCAACGTGCCACTTACTCCTGTTGTCCCACCCCATGCCAGGCTCAAATTGCAATTCAATCCACCGAGCCAGTTCGATCGGAGAACATCCGACAAGCGAGAAAGTAGACGCAGCCTTTGCGTTGCCTCGCGATGCCAACGCAGACCTCAACCGGCAACGCAGCCGCGAAGCAATTGCGATTACCGCATTTTGCTTGCGTTTACGTCGCTCCCTCCCTGCGGCAGCTTGTCGAGTTTGTTTTCTGTATTCCTTCCCGTGACTTATGATCCTCTCTTTGTTGGCTTCGTAGTAAGCCCTTGAAGTCTCTTTGATCCGTGCTTTGTTTGCTTGCGTGTACTTCGGCTTGTACTTCTTGAAGTAAGCAAGCCGCTTTTTTCGTTGCTCGGGCGTTTCATTCAGAAGCCTAATCCGTGCCCGCTCGCGCATCGGCGCAAGACGACGCTCCCGTTCTTCTGGTGTCTCGCTCATTCGCTTGCGCTTTTGGCGTGCGTTTTCCGCTGCACGCCTCGCCGCATACACGTCGGGCGGGAGGTTTCGGTACGCCTCGCGTCGTTCTGCAAGTTGCTGCTCATGCGTCTTTTTAGTCATGTTCGCTGCCCACATATGCCATGTGCATTTCAGCCAGCCCACCGGCACGCGAGTAAACAAAGCCCTGCATAGCACGTTCAGCGCCAACGAAGCCTGACTCCACATGCCACGCATCTGGCGGGACGATCGTCGGGTGCGTCCTGACGATCACTCCGTCGATCGTGCTGATCTCGGCCGCCTGGTGGTGGAGGTGCCCGACGTGCCACTCGCGGTGACGGCACTTTGACCACAACTCGGAAGCCTCCAGCGCCATGATGCCGGCCAGCTTCTTCTTGGCCTTGTCGCCGTGAGTCACGCCGATCAGGTTGCCGCCGAATGTCATGTACTTCCTGGTCGTGAACTCCTTGTTCACCGAAACCCTGGCGTCGTTTCTGTATCGCTCAAGAAGTATTTTTTGCAGAGCGAAACTAAGCGCGGAGTCGTGATTGCCGGGGACGATGAGCACATCCGTCTGCACTGTTTCTGCTGACTGCTCGATAACGCCGAAAATCGAGGCCGAGGCTACGTCTATGGTCTTTTGCAGCCTGGAATCCCGGTCCAGGTATGTGCCGCCGGTCGTAGTCCCGAGCACGGTGTCGAAGTGCAGCGTGTCGCCGGCAAGCACGATCGAGCGGCGGCAGATGCCGAGCCTGTTTCCAGACGCAATAAGCCGCGACGCGGCAGACGAAACGAGCTTGCTCGCTATGTTCAGGTCGTAGTCGGCACCTGTCGTGTGTCGCCACGATCGGCTGCCCATGTGGAGGTCGCTCATCACCACGACGCTCCACAGCTCTCCCGCGGTCTTTTTGTGCTTCGGAAGCTTCGGCCGCCTGATCTCCCCCTTCGCCGCCTCGATCATCGCCTCGACGCATTCGCGGACGCTCGGCCCGGCCTTCGGCCGCAGCCGCACGAACACCCGAAAGAGCTCGGTGACGATCGGCCGGCCCGTCTCCTTGTCAGCCGACATCCCCTCCCACTTCGTGGCCTCGCTCGCCGCCACTTCGTAGCGGGTCATGTCGGCCTCGATGTGCCGCAGGAGGTCTTCGACCGTGCGGATCGTCCGCGAGCACGACCGGGCCTCGATGGCGGCCCCTTCGGTGCGGACCTTCACCTGCTCCGCGTCGGCCGGCGGCGCGGCGTCGGCAGCCGCCTTGATGGCGGCCTGCTGCATCTTGTCGGTCAGTGGTTTCGCGTGAGCCATCGCACGACCGTCCATCGCTTCGGAATGTCCAGCCCGTGCTCCATGCCCCACAACCGAATCACCTCCGCGGCCTGGCACTGTGTAAGCCGGCCGAACTCGCCGCGTTCGTATCGGTCGCGGATCTCCTCCAGCTCGGCGAGCCGCTCGGCCGGAAGCCGCCGATACCATGGCAACACGCCGTTCTTTGGCCGGTCCTCCGCTGCCTTTGCCGCCGCGTGCAGCGCGTCCGCGAGCGTGGCCTTTGCCTTTGCCATCCGTGTGCCTCCGCATGGTGGTCCTCCGCAGGCTCGCATGGATCCGGTATCCGTCAACCGGTCACCGGACCCCATTTCCCGGTCGGGCATTTCTCGTTGGCCCAAGACAACTTGCTGACTAACTGCTTTTCCCGCACGACGGGGCATCCGCATTGGCGGCACGCCTTGCCGTCGAAATGCTCGCACTGCTTGCAGACGGCGAATCGCTGGTCGATCTGCTCCTGGGTGCATTGCGGCATTCCGGCGGCGACATGGCGCGCAGCCGAGGTGGCGAAGTTGGCGGCCTTCTGGAGCAGGCTCGGGTGCTTCGCTCGCGGGAAATCTGGATGCGTCTCGTCCACCGTGATGGTGTCGCCGTCCTCGTCCTCGCTGACAATGCAGGCACGCACCTCGTCCATCGTGTAACCACGCTCGCGGCAGCGTTGCTCCAGGTGGTGCAGTCGGCAGCGAATCATGGCAGCGGGTTCCCGCAGCACCGAGCCACATAATTTTCGCCGCCGTTCACCACCGTCAGCCCGGTGATGGCTCCAAAACCGTTTTTCGTTGGATCGGTCTGGACTACGGCGCTGATGATCGCACCGCCCCCCTCGCTCGGCGGTTCCTGCGTGATCGCCACCGTGACGTTGCACGCCTGTCCGACACGCTTCCGGTATGCACCACGCCACGCGCCGAACTCGATGCTGTGGATTACCCCCGTGTCGACGCCAGCGAATTGGCCGCCTTGTTGGATTTCGATGCCAGTAACCTCGCCTCCAGGTCCAACGGCCGTGATCAACAACTCCGCACCATAGACTGACTCTTCGGTCTCAACCCCGGACTCTACTGCTTCCACATAAAACCACTCGCCCACGGAATACCCAGACCCTCCAGCAACAACAGCGACCGACGATGCCGCGTAAACCGGCGAACCCTCATACGTTGGCGCGAGCGTCAGTGAGATGACAAGCCCCGTCCCTACTGTTGGTATCGGCTCCCAGGTATTAGTGTCGTACTGCTGCATCGTCCACTCGTCATTCGGAGGCCGCATAGTGCGGATGCGAATATCGGGCGTGGCTTGCTGCGGAAAGGCTTCGTCGTTTTCGCCAAGCGTGATAATCACCTGGCTGTTGTCCGTATAGCCGCTGCCGCCATCGGCTACGGCGATGGAGTCGATGCGGAACCATTCCCCAAACGGCGTGTATTTCGTGACGGTCAGCACAGCGCCCGTGCCGCCTGGAGCGGACAGCGACAGCGTCGGCTCCGTCAGCTTGATCTGTGCGTATCCGCTGCCACCATTCGTGACCGAGGCCGAGAGAATCACGCCATCCTTGAGTTCTGGTATGCACCCAATCGTGACGGTTCCGGTCGCGCCGGAAGCCGATTGGCAGTCGGATGTAATCTCCAGCGACACGAGGCTCGCCATCAGCGTCGAATCGCCGGGGCAACTGCCGTCGCAGAACGGTTCTAGCCATGCGGTGCCGCAGTCCTCCGCAGGGCCGGGCGTCAGTTTGCACTTGATGCCGGTGAGCGGCGAGTAGACAACCGTCAGCGGCGTCGCAAATAGGGTCGGCAGGGTCTCTTCCTTGCAGCCATTTATGGTGCCAAGGTCGCAGTTCTGAATGCCGCCGACCCCCCGCGAGCCACCGCAGTGATACCACGAATAGTTAAACTTCACACCGCCCGTTAATGGGTCAGGTACCGCGTTCGACGCCTCGTATGGCAGCACCATGTCGTACACGCGACTCAGAAGCGGCTTGGGACACGGAGCGAGCCGCTGATCGTCATCGAGCCGGCACTGCTCCACGGCGGCGCAGCAGTTGTAGCCGTTCGCCAAATCAACCAGCCGTGACGCATGCCTGTAGCCTTCCGAAAACGACTGCGATACACCAGTCCCAAAATCAACAGTGCAAGACCAAATATCCACAGTCTTGAGTTCAATGCGTTCATTCCGATACGAACCCTGCCATCCGTCCCCAAAAAACTCAACGCGGTCAATTTTCCCTGTGTCAAAACCTTGAAAGACTCCATTGTTGGTCAGCGCGATTTCCGACACTTCGCCGCCGACGCCTACCGCCGTTACCGCTATCCTCGCTGGCGACACGGTGCCGCCTTCTGCGGCAGACACATCGAACGTATCGCCGGATGCGTACCCGTTTCCGCGGCCACCGAGACTCACCCCGGATGCCTTCCAGCGTGTGTCACCAACAGCAAACGGCACAAGCGTGAGCGATACACCCAGGCCGCTGCCGGCGGACGGATTCGGGGACGATTTGTCAGCGAGCGTCCACTCGTCCAGCGGCCGGCGAATGGTGCGAATACGAATATCTGGCGACAGCGTTCCAGGCCGCTGCGTGTCGCCATTGCCGAGCGCGATCAACACGGCAGTTTTGTCTGCATAACCTGACCCGCCATGCACGACCGAGACGCCGCTGATTCCGTAGTAGCCTGCGTCACTGCCCGTGCGGAGGAAATAATCGTCCACCTGCAAGGCACCGCCGAAGCCGCCTTGCGGCGTAAGCGTTACGGTCGGCTCGGACGTGATCAGTATGGTGTCGTTATACCCATCCCCACCGGAGGTTAGGTTTAGTTTTGTAATTTGCCCGAACGTTGGCGATTCGTAGTTTTTATCCACGACCGCAGTGGCCGCAGCACCATCTCCTTTCATCGCGCAAAAGGTGACTGAAGGTGCGTCTGCCTCAACCGAGACGGCTTCCTCCCGTCTCAAGATGCCACCAAAAACAACTGTCACAGAATCTATATGTCCATCATCTACTGAAACAGACAGAGTCGGAAGAGGCGTGTTGGGGAATGCGTATGTGCCTTGCAGCGGAACGAATGTTGCTAATACCGTTCCAGAGTAACCGCTGCCCGAATGCGTGACGCTAACAGAAGCCAGGAACCAGTCTGGGCCGCCTGGCGCAAACTCCTGAAACGTCAGCGAAAACTTTGCGCCGGAGCCGAGGCCAGACTGATCAACGATTTGCACCTCGCCGTCAGGCATGGCAAATGTTGTGGTGGCGCTGGCATACCCAGACCCGCCACTCGTCAGCACGATAGAGTCGATGACTCCATCTGTGGCAGTGACCATCGCAGCGGCCCGACTGCGATCGTCGCCCTTTGTCGGATCGGAGATGCAAACCGATGCAGGGACTAGGCCGACGCATCGCTTTTGAATGGTAACTGTCACCAATTCCGTCAGAATCGTGACGGCGTCTGTTCCGCTGATGCTTTCCGCCAGCGGAGTCATCAGCGACAGCGAGTACCCTCCAGGCGTAGCGTTACCGTAACGATACTCCACGCCTTTGACTCGGAGCCACCCCCCCACCCAGCCAGATGGACGAATCGGATCGGAAAAACTCAGCACCGTATCGCCCGCATTCGCGGGGAGCGGAGTGAGGTTGTAGCCGTCGGTCCCGCCGCAATCTATGCAGCCGTCGTTGAGCCCCTGCCCTGGAGGCGGGCCTGTCAGGTTCGTCGGCGGCCGGATGGCGTGGCCACGGTATGTGTAACTCTGCCCCGGCTGCTGCTCCACAAGTGTCAATTCAATGGTTTGGTCTTGGAGCGGCATTCCGCCAGGGACAAAGTCGGTGAGGTCATTTAGCGCGCGAACATACGGCCCTTCGCCAACACTCCCCCGCGTTTGCAGCACGTCCAACATCGGCGTAAACGATTTTCCGCACTTGGCAAGCACAGCAGCCGATGACGGCCATAACCACAGTCCGTCGTTTCCGAAAGGCCCAGTCGGTTCGGTGCCAGCCCTGCGCCTGAAATAAATCTCCGGCGTCTCGGAGAGCGTCAGCGTGAGCGTCGTGGGCATCTCCAGGTCGCAGCAGCAATCTTGCTGATTAACCGAGACTTTCCCGCTGACGATTCGAGGCTTGCCGTCTTGGATCGTGATTTTTGTCATGTCGCGCCACCACCTTGGCCGCTTGTGGACGGTTCGCACTCATCGGCAACGTCGAACCACTTCAGGCAGCCGCTGGCGTCATGCCCGAGCAACTGCACTTTTGTGGCGTCCCACCCCGTCCACTTCGTAATGTCCTCGCCGCCGATGGTCTGTCGGCAGGAACCCTCTTTGCCGGATTCGAGGAGATACCACTTCTCGTCGCTTAATTGTCCGATCACGACCCACGAGTCCGCCGGAACGTCGTAGGACAGGTTCACAACATTCTCGACCGTCTCTGGTGGGTCGATGGCGGTCGGCGAGCAGTATTCCTCGGTCCGCTTCCACAGCGTGACCGTGGCGCAGTCGCCTAAAGCCCACGCGGACGATCCGGTGTATTTGCCGACCCGCAACTGCCCGCCGCCGCCGCCAAACCGGATCAGCGCCCATTGCTCGCTGCCGGTGCCTCCCGACCACAGGATCTCCGCCGGCCCATCTGCCGCCGACTCCAGGTGCCCGACGGTGTCGTCCTTCGGCTTCGCCCGGGTGTGGCTGGCCGACGAAAACGAGACCTTCGCCTGCACGATCCCGGCCGCACACACCCGGCCGATCTTGCCATCCTTGATCGGCTCCACCGCGATCACGAACTTCCCGCCGGTGGTCGCGTTCGGCTTGGCCCCGGTGATGCACGGCATCTCCTCGAAGCTGCGGCGGCGGGTGTCATCGGTGGCCGGGTCGATCTCGATGCCGCTGATCAGCATCACGCCCCAGCGCGGCAGGTCGGCTCCGGTGCTGTTCCGGGCGAGAATGATGTTCTTGCCCGGCTCGTAGCCATCCAGCGAGCCGGACTTGAAGCCCGTGTCCTGCCGCATCAGGCCGTTGAGGAAATTGACCTGCTCGGCCGCGATCCGCAGCTTGTCGCCAGGCCGGACGTTTTGCCGTGGGTCCATGGCCATCAGGTAGGCCCGCTTCCGCCGGC